GACGTATGGCTAACATCTTATCGCGTGTATCAAGCCACTCTTTCATGGCGTACCACGATACTAAATCAAAGCCATAGTTACCTAAGGAATAACTAAAGTAAGTTTGTTGCGCTAGAGTTTGTTCTAATGTAAACAGTGAATTAATACCTTCATTAGAACCTTCTTCAAAATTAGTAATAGCGATTACTTTTCTATAGTCCATTACATCATAGTCAAATACATTAGAGTATTCTACAACGCCAGGAGCTTCTGCTCCTTGTATAGTTAGGCTCTTACTAATTGATTGTCTGAATATACTTGATAATACAGGGCTATATGCCGTCATTGCACTATATAAGGAAAGATCAACCATTTCAAACTCAGGTACACCTTGAGTGAAAATACTTGACAGGGATGATGAAGCACTAAAGTATGTGCTTGGTAGCGCTGAAGTTGCTATGTAAACAGAAGCTGGTATTGCAGCGACAAAGTCTGGACCTGGGTATACAGGTGCATTTGCTACCTTTTGTTGATCTGTATACCCACCTTTAGATAGTGTATATAAATGATCAAGTCTTATACCTTTATTTTTCTCATATAGCTGTGAGCTAAAGATTAGGTATTCTGTTGTGTATCCTGCAAACTTCGAGAAATACTCTATAGCGATTTGAATATTTTGAAACAATTGATCACTGTGTAACTCTAAAGTTATTAGAGGGTAACCAAGTGCGCGCTTTATACGATCACCAACATCGTTAAAAGTTTCAAGCTTATTATTTAAGTTGGTAGATTGAAAAGCTGATACAGGTAATACTTCACATGCTAGTGCCATATTACTATTTATTAAGCAGGTGCAGGTCCACCTTCAGGAGCCGCACCTTCTGGTGGAGCTGCCGGAGTTGCACCTTCAGGCGTCGCTGGACCACCTGTGAAAGGAGGAACACCACCTCCACCTGCTGCTGGCATTGGGGCTTCCATGCCTCCACCCATTTCACCACCCATACCACCGCTGATATCAGTAGCGATAGCTTGCTCTTTCCAAGCAGGACCCGCAGTTGCTATCTGTTGAAGCTCCCATTGTAGTTCTGCATCTTTACGTAAGAACTCTCTATTAGCTAAAATATCTTTATCCTTCCAGCCAAGATACTTCTTTTGTGCGTATGTCTTAGATACAAATTCATTATTTGCGACTGAGTTATATGTCGCAGCTTTCATTTCAATTCTTTGATTTTCTCTTAACTCATAGAAGTTAGTAGGTACATTAAATTGAATATCGATGTTGTTATCTGTTAGCTCGTACTTATCCCACAGACCTTTTAGTTTTAAGTGAGTAATAAACCCTCTCTTAATACCAGTAGCAAAACGTTGTTGCTGTCTAATTATGAACCTAGCAAACTTTAATTCTTCACGTAAAATTTCAGACCCATCACGGAAAGCATCCTCAGGATCCAGTCTTGAAGTTGGCACCTTAAGTGAGCGATATAGCTTCTTAATAAAGTACATTAGGTCAGCTAGTTCGCCTAAATTCTGGCCACCAGCTAATTGACTTACAGATGAACCTTCTGATCCTTGACGCTTAGGAAACCAAAACGCGTCTAACATTGACTGAGGGTTAAATTTCTTAACCACATCTGTCTGATCTATATCAAATGTTTTCGATGACCAGTAGTTGTTAATTAATTTTTTAAGATATGCTTCTGCTTTAGGTGCAGGCATATTACCAACATCAACATTGAATACAAGTCGTTCTGGTGCACGGACCAAACGATAGATAACAATGGCATCCTCAATTAGAGACAACTGTCTATATGCACGTCTAGCATTTTCAAGAAATGGTAGAACCATATTCTTTGTCTCGTTCATGACACCAGAGTTTACATAAACAACCTGATTCTGATCTAGAGGTATATAATCAAAGCGTTCTACCTTATCAGGCTTAGTTGGATCAAATATAGGCTTTCTGTATATAAAGCCTTTTACCATCATATTCTGAATGTTGTTATAAACAGGGTCGATTAATTCACCTGGTAAATTTATAACACCTAATACCCCTTCATCTATATAATCTTTATGGATAATTAACTCGAAGAATAGCTCACCTTCTACCATTAACTGTCTAAAGTACTGCCAGCCTTTATTTTTAAGATCGAAATACTCTCCAAATTTACTAAACTCTTTATCTAATGCAATTTTACTATCTGTGTTTAGTTCTACGTCACGATACTTTATATTAAGCTCAGCACCGTTTTCATCAGTGTTGATAGTCTCGTCGCATATCTCATCTAGCGCGTCTGCTACATCAGAATATGCTGCCATTATTCTATAGTCTCTTAATCTGCCGCCTTTATTTTCTTGAAGGTTAGCATACATTACTTGACCGAACGATGTATCCTTACCCATTGATCCAATAGGTAAGTTATTATATTCGTTAGAGATAGATACAGAGTTCTTAGCAAGAGCTTCAGAACGTCTCATACCAGCAGAAGCAAACGTCTTATATTTAGGATTCAGATCATTATTTTCTGTATCTACTATATTAGAATATGGCAATCTATTCTGAATGAACGCTTTAAGATTTCTACCGAATGTAGATGCTCTACCATCGTTTGTTACGGAGTTAGCGTTTCTATTTGGTGTTGTATCTGGCATCGCTTAGTAATATATATTTACTCTACTGTTATCACATAACCAGCATTAGTACTTACCCAACCTGCACTATTTGCTGATACGATAGTAAAATTACCAGCCGCTGATAACGTATTGGTAGGTAGATTTAGTGTAAATATACTATCATTCAAGACAGATACCTTATCTGTTATATCGTAAGCACTGATTATAGGACTCTTTGCAGTTTTAACCGCTGTATAATCTTTATAAAAATTCGAAGTATTTGCAGATAAGTAGAATGTATTATTATAATCAAATCTCTTACCGTATACGATAAAGGAATTATCCTTTCCTCGATCTATAGTTATAGGCTTGTAAACTGGAAGAGTTGATCCAGATGTTGTATAAAATAAGTTAGTAAATGACGGAATTGCTGATACAGTTACAACATCTGTATAATCGTAATTAATAGGTATATCGCTATATGTTGCATAGTCTTCATAACCTATAATTTTATTATTAATATTAACATTAAAAAAGTTAGCATCGACCTTATAAATTATATTCATCGGATCCTTAGCTTCCTTGAATAACCATGTTTTAATAGTGAAGGAGGTGTCACCAACTATTCTAAATTTGTCAGAGTATGTTAGATCTGTAGGTTCTGTTAAGCTCACAGAGCCACTCCACAGAACCTCAGATCTTATCTCTGTATTATATGCTACTCCAAACTCTTCAGGTAGTAACCACGACAATATAACATAGGGGTTATTATATGGTACAAAATTAGATAGAATTTGATCCATATCTGTCATATACCTTGACAGTATTGACATACTAACCTCTATGTTTATTGGTACAGGTGCAGGAACTTTTGCTACTCTTGGTCCATATTGTGATGCTACACCTGGTAGATAAGATGGTTCAAGCTTATTAAAGACTCTAGATTCATCACGCGTAATGCCTGTTATATTAACCGCAATCGCTGGCAGCGTTAAGTTTTGAGCTTTGTTAATTATGTCATACATCACTCTCTGCTTAGGACCAAAAACATATCGTACCTCAATAGTTTCTTTTGCATATCTATTTTTATCGTAACGCGATATTACAGTATCATCAAATGCAGCGACAAATTGAGTTAATATGTCTTTTATTTCCCAGTAGAATCCTCTATTCTTCACATGATATATTTATTACATAAATCTATCGATGAAATATTTTGGAATCTTTGCTTTATTCCTAATAATTTGCTCAATAATAGACCCATCAAGAATATATGTAACACAATGATCTTTCTGAGATCGGATACCACGACCGCAAGATTGAATAAGTGAGCTAAGCATTTTATTCATGTACCAACTCTGATCCAATTTCATCATTCTTTCTACTCTAATATCCTTTGTTGGTAGATAAGGAGCCTTGATAATAATTTGAAACCTTGCAAGATCACCTTTAAGATCTACCCCGTGTGACATAGAAGGTGATACAAGTACAGTTGGATCAGATGTATTATAGTGTGTATCTAACAAATCTTCGTTCTTTACACCTGGTTCACGAAATAAGAATCTTGTATCGTGTGGAATATTATCTTGAACATACTTCGTAATCGTGTTAGTCTGCGTGTGAATAATACCCTTCTCATCCTTATGAGATTGACATATAGCTTTAATTTGATCTACGATCTTAGGTAAGTTAGATTGTAGATTTGCATAGTTAAGCTTCACCTTTGTATTTGCATAGATAGGTGCTTTTGATGCATCGAATGTCGACTCAGCTTCAATATATTTAAATTTAGTAATACCTAAACCCTTACAGAAATTCTGAGGGTCAATAATTGTTGCAGACATAAGAATTACTTTATCTGCATGATCAAATAAATTAGCAGCTAACTTATCAACTTTAAGAGGAATGAATGTGATTGCTTTTGCATCTCTTTCAAAAAGATACTCACTTTGATTCCACGTTTCAATTAGAGTCTTTAACTTGCTACGTAGACCATTTAGCATAATAAGATCATCTTTACGAGCATTAAGAGTCTTCTCTACTGTCTTACCTTCTTTAGCTTTAATTAATTCTGTAATTTCGTCAACTTTATCTACAACATTTGAGTATAGAGTATGCACCCACTTACCAGCTTTACCGTAATCACTATTAGGAAATGCAAAAATCGGAAGTTCTAGCTTCTTAAGGAAACTAAAATTAACTGTGCATGTATATTCTTTAACAAGCTGATCTTCTAATTCAGAAGCTTCATCACACACCATTACCTGACGACGCTTAAACTCATCTGGCAAAGAGAAGAACATATTATAGTTATATGTAGCAAACTTAGATACAATCGCAGTGTTGCGAGCTTTGTAATAAGGGCAGCTATCCTTTGACCAGCAATCATCTCTCAATTTCTTTAGATACATGCACGGAGCATATTCTACAGTAAAGTTTTCATCGTATGAACACTTGTAGTTGGATTTACCCTTAAGTACAGCGACATCATCAAACAATTCCTTATACTGATCTTGTAGAGCCTTGGTAATTGTTAACGCAACAGTTCCATAAGGCTCTTCTTCTTCAATATCACTAGCATGAGCGTATCCACCTGTATGAGTACGCTTGTAGATTTGATAAGATGTTACAAGATCTGTATATGATTCAGATGCCTCTTTTGTAGCATTACCTAGTGTCTTTGATATAAATGACTTACCTGAACCTGTTGGAGCACTACACACAACAAACTTATAACCATCATCGAATGCTTTCTCGATGTTTTTAATTAGGTTATGTTGTTGCGAACTTGGTGTATATTTATCTGGAAATTTACTGATTAAGCCTGAGAACATATAATGATTATATGTTAGTTCCTTAGTTCAGGCTTATAATATCTACCGTCTGATCGTAAATTTTTAATGCGTTAGATGAACTAATATTCTTTAATCTCGACATCATATAGAGTGAGTTATTAGCAAGCGTATTGAGCTTGTAATTTAATACACACTTATTTTTTACAGAGTATACATCGTACGGGTATGGCAACTCTATAATTTTAATTTCACCTTTGCTTGTCTCAATGTATAATTTGATAAAATATTGCTTAATATTAAACAGTTTTAATTTACCTGTTTTAAGAACCTTATTATTACATTTTACAGTAACAGTGTTCTGCAAATACATTCTTAGTGTGTTACTATAATCTTCTATACGCTTCATGAGTCCATGTATTCTAATTTTTGTGCTTGATTCATTGTGTAAATCTCTTTGTTAAAGAAATTCCAAAACTCCTCATTTGCAGGTATTTGCTTAATAATATTAACACCCTCTGCAGATACAACTCTATAATTTTGCATTATTATATCCCACACTACACACGCATTATCCTTTGCTTCGTTAATTTGTTTGCCGCGTTTAGGTGGGGTATAGTTAAGTACTATTTTACCGTTTGTTGTATTCAGCAGATCATACGATTTAGTACACAGCATTCGTCTTGTCGCTGGTCTACCTGGTACTTGGATTCGACGAACGAATCTCAAATCTAATACATTATTGAGCAGTAATTGCTCAAGCGTTGGTCTTGTGACAATCATCCTTTGGTTTACATATGCCGAAAATACGGCTTTCATTTAAGAACACACCCTTATCAACTCTACCAACATCGACAATGTCCATATTTGAAACTGTGACACCTAGATTGTTTGGAAATATAACAATATCTCCAACTTTAGTATATTTCGCTTGTGGGCCAACTAGAATAACTTTTGCTTTACGCCATGCTTGTTTAAGTGCGTTTGAAGGTATTACAATTCCACCTCTTGTGATACCCTCTTTAGTGCTGTTCATATCGATGTACTCTACAAGAATAATATCATCAAATATAAAACTTAGTGCGTAATCTTCTATACCAAAGTCACCTTCAGAGTGACTGGATAGATCAATATTGCTTCGTAGTGGAGCTAGCTGGTCAATGTGTGCCATATACCTTAGTTATCTGACTTAGGTAGAAAAGCCATATACATTTTCAATTCACGTTGCGATATCATCCTATTCTTCGCTATAATTTCAATATCTTTATCTTCCTTTACCGCTTCTTCTTTTTTCTTCTTTACATAAGAGATGCGCTTGAATCTGGAAGATGGTATTAGGTGATAATAAAACTTATACATCTCATGCTTGTCATCAAATAAGCTGCTGTATTTATTAAATGTTTCATTAGCAATGATAGTCTCTTCTTTACCGGAAAAGGAATACCAACGGTTTACTATATATGGAGTAAACATCTGAAGTGTATCTGTATTGACTTCAGGATTAACGTTGGACTTTCTAGTAAAAAAGAGATCCTTTAGGATGTCGAAGAATGTCATACAATTACCTTAGTAGTAGCAACAAACATATCAGCAACCATTTCGTTAAATAACTCACAAACGCTTTGCATGAATGTCTCGACACCTTCATCAGTCAGATTTGAACTATAAGCAAACCCAGGAGCTTTCTTACCAGCACTAACGTTAATACCAGTATGACCTATACCTACATTATCCTTAGAGTATGTAATAGAGACACTGACCTTACCAACTTGACGTACAACGTTATCATTACCTGTGAATTGATCGTGCACCATTAAGTCATCACCTTTCATCTCAATAGGTCGCTTAATCAGATTCGACAGTAAGTTTGCAATACCTGTATTGAATAGTCGTTGAAACGCCACCGATCCAAAAGCATCAAGGTTAGGAATTTCCCAGCAGAAATTAACAGCATCATCACTAAAAATATAATCCTTACTTAGTGAATCTTCTAGGTCGATTAGATTATCACTCACAAACATAGGAGCTCGGAACGCTACAATATTACCATAAGGCGAAACATTCTTCTTAAAGAATTGATATGCAAAACGCTTGTGAATTAAATCGCCATTATACAGAGGTTGTTCAATAATCATACCTTATGATAGTCTAGATTGCTCTTTAATCCAGTGGTAAACAATTTCAAGTCCCTTTTTAAGAGGGTAGTTAGGTGACCAACCGATTGATTGTTGTATAAGTTTATTGCAAGAAGTTCTTCCACGGACGCCTAGCGGAGCATCTAACTTATGAACACGTGCAAGACTTTTATTTTCAAAACTACACGCAATATCGACAAGCTCGTTAATTGTAACCATTTCTTCAGAGCCAATATTAACCGGTCCGCTAAATTCTGATTCCATTAATTTTCTAATACCGTCTATACACTCGTCAATATATAAGAACGATCGTGTTTGCTCACCATCTCCCCAAATTTCAATCTCTGAAGTAGCTTCGATAACCTTTCTACAAATAGCTGCTGGTGCTTTTTCTTTACCACCTTTCCATGTACCGAGTGGTCCAAAAATATTATGAAATCTTGCAATACGTACATTTAAGTTATAATTACGTTTATAAGCTAGAAACAAGCGCTCACTAAAAAGCTTCTCCCAACCATACTCACTATCTGGATTAGCGGGATATGCTGAGCCCTCTGAGCAGTTAGGATTAATGGGATTCATTTGGTTATGTTCAGGATACATACAAGCTGAGGAAGAATAAAAAAGCTTTTGAACTTTATATCTTACTGCAGCATCAGCAACATTAAGGTTAATAACCGCAGAGTTATGCATAACGTTAGCATCATTTTCACCAGAGAATATATAACCTGCACCACCCATATCAGCTGCTAGCTGATATACTTCGTCAAAACCTTTATCTTGCATGCTTTGTTGAAAGGGTGCAAAGAATACTTTGTTTATTAAAATAGTCTCTTTGAGATCACCTACAACAAAATCATCTGCGTTAGATTTTTCTTGATATTCAGGAACCTTTAAATCCACACCTCTTACCCAGTAACCTTCATTTTTCAATCTATTAACGAGGTGATTGCCTATAAATCCTCCCGCTCCTAATACTAGTGCTGTTTTCATAATTATTTTTTCTTATATAAAAATGCTATTTCTGACATATTCGCCGTTTCAATTACACACTCCATGATGTTATCATTTAGATAGTTAATTTCCTCAGCGGTCATACATGTACTTTTGATACTGCCAGTTTTATTAAAATCTTGTAACATGTTTAATGTAATAGTGTCTTCGATATTCCGTCTAAATGAAGGTAGCATATCTTGGTGTGAAGTATGAAGATCTTCTATTACAAAAATACCTCCTGGTTTTAAATTGCGAAATAATACTCCAAGACTAATTTGTTGATGGTGCATAAAATGACTTCCATCTTCAATTATTATATCTAATTGTTTATCTTGAAATAGATCTTTTAGTTGAGATCTATTACCTTGATCTGCCATATACGTTCTAATTCTTTCTCCATTTAATCTCGAATGGTCGTTAATATCAATACCAATCACCCCTGAATTGTAAAAATAATCTCTCCACATCAATAGAGATGCTCCCTCGTAAGGTCTATTAACCTTATCAGGATGATTAAGTATACCTATCTCGCAAATATTAAGTTTTTGATCCCTACGAGATTCAAAATGTTTTTCGTAAAATTTTGTGAATCCGTGATCAGACATCCTTTTGTCTGTAGCGTAGTAATGAGCTAATTCTTCTATAGTTTTCATAATATTATAGTTTAGTTTAACAACAAATTAATTAAACAAGGACTTAAGATTTATTTCGTTAAAGTAATCTTCTAAATAAATATTTTTTCCTGGTGTAGTTTTAAAATCTAAGGTTAAAAAATCTGCTACGTCTTTAAACTTAATGACGTCAGGTCTATTAAGTTCTGGATACCATTCTAACATACTATCTGTATATTGTTGTATCACTGTACATCCTAATTCTAATGCTTCATAAAATCTCAAATTTAGAAATTTTCCCATTCCTAACGGATTTAGTATGTATTTGTGTTCATTTAATATATTTAAATATTCAGTGTATGTATATTTTCTTTGACTTTTAATAATTTTTACTCCGCAATTAGCTTCCTCAAGATCTTTTAATAAAGTTACACGAGTAGTATAATCAGGATATATTTGACCTATAAATAAAATTTCATCTTTTTTTTCTGTAATAGGAGGAACCAATACAGTACTTCTAGATAAAAATTGTCTATTAACATATGATTTATTAAGTATTTTAGCATCATCTACATCTGATATAAATTGATGTAGATTTTTTATCTGTAATAAATTATTTTGATGATCTTCATTCCAAGTATAAGAGCTATTATATACTTTTTCAAAATTAAAGACTATTGTACTTAAGTTTAATTCGTTTATTCTATTAATAAACTCCGGTTTTTTCCAAATGTCAATATTAAAAGAAAGATGTTCGTCAACAATAATTAAAGCATTTAAATCGACTAAGTCATTTACTGACTTAACAAATACAATTTCTGAATTAACATAATTTTTTAAAGCTTTATAAAAGTTGTCAAATAAACTATGTCCAATAATTTCTATTTCAGGTACACATACTAAACCTATTTTAATCATATACTGAGTATATGATTAAATCCGATATTTTCCACTATTAATAAACTATCTCCAAGACCACCGCCATTATCTAGATCAGGTTCATTTAATATAATAACTGCATCAGAAAACTTAGAAAAATATTCAAGAACTCGTGCATGAGTGTTTCTAGTAGCTAAGCGGTGTGTAGAAATAAAATAAAATCTTATTTTATTAAACAATTGGTTAGCTTCAAGTTCTTCCACTAATTCCAATTCAGAGCCTTGTATATCAACATGTAAAATGTCTACTGTTGAAATGTTATTAATTTTTAAAATTTCAGTAAGAGTATATTTACGTTGAGAATCTAGAGATTGATTAGCAAGCAAATTTTGTACATCTCCATCTGACATGTCGAGCTCTCCAATATATCCATGGTGAGTTATAGCAGTTGGTAGGTTCTTATGTATTTCTTTAATTTTATGGTCACATAACTCTAGACAGATGTTTTTATGAGCTTGTTTTTTGAGCTCAAAGAATTCGCTAAACATAAGAGAGTAGAGTCCTTCAGCAGCTCCTAACTCAATCATAGTGGGTATAGAGGTATTAATTTTTGTTAAAACATTTTTAAATATTTCAACTTGTTTATACTCGTACTGAAAAATGACGCTTTTTACTTCGTCGAGAGACCATATTTTTATTTCTGACATACTATAATTTGGTAATATTTTTAATTATTCATTCTATCGCTTTAACATAATATGCGGTTTATTTAATTTAGTTGGTCTTAGCTCAAAATCATAAAACCAAGTATTTTCGTCCTCTAACTGAATTTGTTCCCAAAGAGGTTTAATATTAGTAAAATATAGAGCAATTATACCTTGATCATTTGTCTTTGAAATCTTACATTCTTCAGTAAGCTCTACTAAATCAGTAAATGTATTAGAGTCTATAATAGATGTATCATATAGCATGATTGTTGTTTGTGGATAATTTATATCAAAATTATATTTTTTAGCTAAGTCATTAAATATAGGATCTTCTTCTATAAATTGTACTTTAAGTTTCCATAAATATTCAGGATATGCATCTGAATGTGCTACAAATTTGTCTTTTTTCTTAGCGTTAATAATAGGCATTATAGAGCTATATATCTTTGCTCCTGAATCTATATAAAATATATAATCCCACTGTTTAAAGAAAATATCAAAAAGATTTAATTTATGATATTGGAATTTTTTTTGTGACCAGAATTCCTCACGGTTTAATGAATAAAATTTATTATTAAATTCCTCTGTAAACGCAATATCAGGAAAATGCTTTATAGTAATATTACTTAATTTTAATAAAGAATGATTTAATTTATCTGAATTTAATAAATCATCACCTATAACAATACATATATCACCTTGATATTCGTAAGATAATATGTTATTAAGTGTTTGTATTAACCTATCAAAATAAGCATTATTTGTTACAAGAACCGTGCATATCTTATCACTCATATACTGTATTTAATACAAAAATTTTACCTTTCAATATAAAGTTTTTATATTATTTGTTTCCAAAAATTAATATCTAGCTCAGCTATATTCCAATCTACATCAATAAAGTTATTAAGTTTAGATTGTAAGAAACTAATAGTAACTTCTTCCCAACTATCTACAAATAGTATAGGTAGATGTTTAAACTGCTCTAGAGCTTCATGTTTTAAGACAATTGGTACAGTACGCAGATATAAACATTCCCATATTCGGTGGCAATCGATTCCGTTTCCAGCAGGTGAAATAGCAAAACAACTACTCGCTAGTTGACTCCAATATTCTTTGTTAGAAGTTTTAGGATACATGTATATACCGTTTTTATTGGTTATATTATCACACTGAGTACGTTCATCTTTATTTGTATTTTTGTCGAAATTCTTAAAAATTAAATTGTTTTTTTGCTTACACGTTTCTTTAATATTTTTTATAAGTTGTTGATCGCCATGTGACCACTGACTGTTAGCTAGTCCTATAGGTAGCGAAAAAAGTTTAGGGTGACTAATGAGTTTATTCTGACAATACCATTTTGAAATAGTATTACCATTCAAATATGTTGAAAAATTCTCTGTAATACAGTCATCAGAGTTGTGTGTTATAAGTACTGTACCTGGATTTAAATATTTAAAAAATTTATTAAAAAAATGTGGTAAGCAATGTGTATAAACAAATATTTTATTATATTTTTTAATATCTTCAACGCTTAGTTCATCGATCTGTATAATATTTTGTTTAAAGGCGAGAACTTGATCACGTATAATACAGTTAATATCACTATATAGTCCGATTTCTGCTAACTGTTGAAATTGCTCACCTGATATCATTTTCTTATGTAAAGTATGTCGTTACAAATTGTATCCACGATTTTAAAATCTTCTAATAGCGTCTGATTAATAGTTGGAGCGCCATTATAAAACATACTATCATTTTCAACTACCAAATATGTTAGCTTATTTATTATATCACCTAAACCTTCTAAAACTATCTGCTCAGCTCCCTGTACATCTAGACATAAAAAATCTATCTGCTGAATATTATTTAAATTACAATACGTATCTAACCTTATACCTGCAACTTCTATCTCTTTTTGCGGTACATCGATAGGATTTATATGTCTATATATTGAAGAGACTCCAATGTCATGATGTTCAGTCGCAATATGATCAAACGCGTAAAATTTTAGCTGTGTATTTTCGTTACACATAGCCATTGAGTTGAGTGTTATTCTACCTAAACTTCTTTGTAAGTTTGTCAAGCATATCTGATGAGCTTCTATATTACATTCAAAACTATGAATGTGAGCATCATTAAAATATTCTTCAAGAAATAAAGCATCAATTAAATCTCTACTACCCCCTTCCACGATAGTTTTTACTTTTGTTTTATCTATATAATTTAAAAATTTATCAGATGTATATGTCCCGTGTCTATGTGTATATGTTTTAATCATAATTAAATTTATTCTAATCTTTTCCACGCGTGGTTAGCAACGTAGTCATAATTATTATTTTGTAAAAACAATTTATAGTCTGTTACATCATCGTAATTAAGATGCCTTATTGTATAAGATTCTGGATATTTTTTAAAAATGTAATTAAAGTATAGTTCATATTCTGAAAAACCAATATGACTGTGAGTAACAGCCTTAATTATTGTTTCATATACTTCTTCACCAGGTTGTTCTATTAAATTAAAAATTTCATCTAGTATTTTCTTTTCAAAAATCATATGATGACAAATACCTGAAATGTTTACACTCTTTACAAAAAAATTATTTAACCGATACATACACTCAAAGTATTGTGCTGTATATTCATGCGAATAATTATATTTAAACTTATTATTCTCAAAAAAATTCACATCTCTCAAGAATATAACATCAGAATCTAGTATTAAAAAACTATCTGTAATATTAGGAATTAAAAAACTATGTAATTTTATTAATTGCTGATAATACCAACCTGCTCGTTCTTGTGGAATAGAAGAGTTTAGCCTCGTTATATCTCCTATTTTAAACGGAAAAATATCCTCATTAACCCATTTTATGTTTTTATATGTAAATTCTTTTGAAGATACAACATATATATTATTAATCTCACTAATATTTTTAAGTGAATCAATGCAGCTATAAATTGTATATTCATCTTTCTCGCAATATGGTATTACAACGTCGAACTTCATAATAAAAACATTTCTAATTTTTTGCTATGCACATGCAAATTAAAAATTTTATATATTTTATCTGCATATCTATAATGAAAAATTTCGTCTTCAGGACTATAGATAATATCTGGTTTTTGCTCACTAAAATAATTACCCACTAGCTGTGTTTTATCAATAAAGCCAGGACTATGTCCGTTTGGAGTACCTCCAATATACTGACCGTATGAAGAAGGATCGAAAATAAATTCATTAATACTACCTATTTCAGGATGTACAGGTAAAGGAGAAATTAAGTCATTTCCACATAAGCCTAATAATCTCATTTCATGTATTTCATCTCCTGTTATCTGTCTAACTTTTGATTCGCCGTGTGCTATAGTCTCTAGTATACGATTTGTTAATATGTTAAATTCATCTTTATTATTTAAATAAGAAAAGCCAAACGTATACTCAGTATACTTATGCGGTGTTATGTAATTTTTTCTATCTAACTCATTTATTAATTTAGTAAAATCACTATAAATCATTACATCATTATCAAAATGTATAATACCCTCAACATTTTCTTTCTGCATAAAAGAATTAATTAAGAAAATTCTCATTAATGAGCCATACCATAATGGATCAGGCTCATTAATTAAATAATTAGTATGAGGTATATTTAATTCGCTTGTATGTATAAAAGTATATTTTTCATCTATAAAATCTGGTTTTGTATCACCACATAGATATATTGTACAGTTACTATTTTTTCTATGTATTTGCCGTATATTATACTTTACATAGTCGGGAAATTTACCACCTATATGTGTAAGAAGATATATCATATAACTTATATACTCGTAACTCTTAAAATTTCAAAGAATTTCCTGTTCAGAGTCGTTATGATATTTTTCGTTAACATTAAGCCAAGTCAAATCTAAATTGAGATAGAGAGATGTTATAGATACATTTGATGATGATCTTATTAGGTGTTTACATTTTGACAAATAAATTACATCTGTAAGTACATTAAGACCTTTTATATAACCAGATACATTTTTAAAGTTATTATGAATACTGATTGTATTATTACCTCGTATTGCATTAATATTACATATTACTTTTTTGCCATATAGTTCCTTTATATATTTAACAGTGTCTGTACAATCTGTTGCAAGATATATGTAATCATAGTCGTCAATCACCATATCTATTTCCGCTTTAAATAATTCTAAATTAACAGGTGTATGTCTATATGTAGTACCATGCATCCCTACTAGAAATTTATCTGTACGTCTTATATGAACTCCCAATACTTTATTATCTTCAAATAATTTATAATTATTAGATATTTTACTTTCTGTACCCTCGTTAAGAATAAAATAATTAGTATAGATATAATTCATTGTAGATCTGAAACTATTATCCTTTAGTAATGCTAATTCGGTATAGTCCTGTACTACTTGATACGGTGGATTTTTCTTAAATGGTTGTTCAAAATAATATTCCCAAACGTTATCTCCGTAAGCAGAGTCGTGATACAGAGTTTCATCTCCCCAACCGATAACCCACTCTTCGTTATTTTGTATGCACTGCGAAATGTGTCTTGCAGTATCGTTTGCAACTCCAAAGAATCCTTTAGATGTACCTTTTATTAATTTCATAAAGTTATGTATTTGTGGCTTGGACTTTGTATTAATAGATCAACGCCGTTTTTCGGATCAATTCGATTATTACCTTTTGTAGGTATAGCATTAATAATGTTTTGCCCTTCACTAAATAAGCTTGCCCAAAAACTAAACGAACCGACACTTAATACTAAGTTATTATGTGAAGCGAGAAAACAAATTGTCTCTCGTTCATCACCTGTAAAAATTTGTGCATTATATTTTTTAATTAACGGTAGAATGTATTCACTATCTGTAGGTGTATCTGTACATACAGTTAGTTTATTAAAGTTAAGCATGTCTAATGCGTTGTGATAGTACTCAACTGGCAGCAGATCAGGATGTTTTGTCTCTCTCAAGTCACCTAATCTAATGTGAATAGCTGCATGATCATTAGGTATATCGTATTTTATAAAGTTATACCAAGTTTTAATTTGCTCTTTATATGGAATAAAATATTTTTTCCTCTGGAAAAAACCCTCTAATATAATTCTACGAGGTGTAGTATCATTACATATAGAATCTAAATCAACATCTGGGTGGGCCCAGATGAGTGACTCACTATAATCATAAGATCTACTTGTACCAATATACTGTACAGGTGTTTCATGGTATGAGTAGCCTGATTGGTCGTAGTTTAGGTTAAATCCGTTTAAAGAAAACTCTCTATGATTTTTATCAATTCCAAATAATTTAAATTTTAACCTTTCAGATATTATTCTACCGAACATGTGTTGACATAGCTGATTACCATGTCTGCACCCTGAAATATGATTAACAATAACACTCATATACTATATTATGAAATAAAAATTATTTTGCAAATAAATATTATATGTCTTTATAAAAATTATTTGTGTAGCCTTCTGGTGAAAAGTAACCCTCCCATAAACGACGCACTTCAATAGGATCTATTTTGCACGATTTAATTAATGAAGGTAGCTTATCTATATCACTCTCTTGTATTTTAATAATATAATTATCCCAGAGAATTTCTCGATCAAACGGTAAGGCGTTATCTGTATCGATGAGGATAGGAATTCTACCCATGCTTAATGCTTCATAAAATCTATATGAAAAATTACCAGCTCCACGAATACATAAAGTGAAGAGATTATCTGCTATATTTTTACAATATTCACGACGTGTCTTAATATTGACTTGACCAGTATGATGATAAAACGTAGAGCGTACAATAAAATTACATTGGCTAGAACCTAATACATTCTCAACACTCCGCAATATACGTGCTCGTATACCTTCAGCATGTCCACAAAATCCCACCGTTGCTCTAATATCTTCTTGTGGTTTAATATTGACTACAGATGAATGATCAGGTATAAGGACAGGTAAAATACGTTCATTATTACCTAGTTTTGATTTACATGCAGATGTTCTAAATAAAATGAGATTTGCAGGTAAATTGAAACTACCTGTGTAATCATCATTAAAAATCGCAACTACCTTTTTATTATATTTTTGAGCTTCAGAGCAAATGTTGATTATACGAATATCTTCTTGAGTGTATTTAAAGGGGATACACACTATATCACATTCAGATAGAGAAGCTAAGTTATGTATAGAGCCGTTGAAGTATAATTTTGTAAAGAGTCCCTCATTCCACCAATTAGCGTTCTGTAAGACAGTTTTATAGAGGTCATGTCCAATGTATGGTATAATAAAGAATAGCTCAGTAAAACAGCTAAAATCTTTTTTCTCAAGTATATCAGGTATATGAATATTCATAATTATTGAGATTGTAGAATTTGTAATATACGTGTTGACATACCGTTCATAGTAAAATATTTGCTATATATATTTTTACCATTTTGAAGCATCTGATCATATTGTTGTTCAGTTATACTTTCCAAAATAGTTTTTAGTTTGTCAATGTTATCTACATGTAATGTAATACAAAAACTATTCCAGTCAATTACATCATTAAATGGAAACCATTCTTTATCGTAAATAACTACTGGTACAGAGTTTAACTGCAAAACTTCATACAACCTAAAACTCTGAGCTCCATAACCTCTAGGACATAACGAAAATTTTGAACGTTTAGTTATATCTATAAAAGTATTAAAGCTATCTTCACTAACTGTACTTGTCCAGTTTTTTCCTAAAATTAAGAAGGAACTATCATTTGAGTATCTGTTATATATTTCAGTTCTGATACTGTGCGTAATAGAGCCTACAAAAGAGCAGAATATGTCTTTTTGTACTAGTTGTGTTTTTTGCTCATCAATTGGAGAACATATTAACGGTATCGGCATACCGTTTCCATTGCCACCAGCTTCAAAACTTAAAGTACCTATCGGTAATTGCTCTTTTACCGCATCATCATGTTGTGATATAGTAAAATATTTGCCTAATGGAAGTGAATCTAAGTAAGGTTGAATTAAATTAACATTTTTATTGGTAATATACACATTAGTCCAAAAGATAGGTATTAGAGTGTACCCTGTCTTATCAAATTCATTTTTATGTTCCTTATAAAAGCTATAAAAATGTTCTTCTAGATAATTACCTGTATGGTAAGGTGGATATACTGGGTAATCTGCTGGTGGTCTTAAATTTTTAAAGTCAATAATCATGAGAGTTTATTACGTACAATGTTAAGCAATTTTAGTTTATTATCAATACCAGCAGTCCAGTTAGCATGATGAATAACTATATCTTTTGGTACATCAAAATCTGGAGCTTCAGGAGTCCAGCTTCCTCTATATGGCTCTGGTCCAGTTGCTGGTAATGCAGCGATATGCCCATATGTCCAGTATTTTATTGGTAAAAATTCCCAATCAATAGCTATTGCTGGGTAACGGATAGAATTAGTTAGAAGGTGATTTGCGAGTACTTGTTCTTGGCTAAAAGAATCTAGATTACCTAACACTGTCTTGAAAAAAGATCGTACTCTTTGTGTATTTTTAACAGCAAAAAACCCTGTATTTACACCGCCAAATACGTCGTTTTGAAACACAGCTTCTTTATTAGCTAATCCATTAATAATATCTTCATAAAAATCACCAAAAAATTGAATGTCAGGATCTATAAACATAAAAATCTCTTCATCCGAACATTGATTAATACCTTCAATAAAGCAATTGACTTTGTCTCGCATTGTATCATGCCAACCGTCTGTTTCAAAACTTGCTGTCTTGCACTTTTGAGGTCTATGTAAGATAGTTAACTCCACTTCTTCACGGTATGGAAAGGTTGGTATAAAATAATCCGTTAGGAATTTTTTATGTGAATCTGTAAATAGTGTATAGGCTTTAATTTTCATATTAGATCAAACTGTTTACTACGTCTCTCTATAAAAGTTTTTTTGTCTTCATTCTCATACATTTCGTTTTGAATATAAGTATCATCCATTTCACTGTTTATTACAGAGTGATGTTCGTGCTTAATAATTACTTGATCAAAGTACTTTTGTTTGGTTAGCGAGTTACCTACCATTGTGAATTCCATATCACACCATAGTGATTTATAACCAGGATGGTAAATGTATCCGAACCTATTGTAATATGTTTTACCTAAAATACAAAGAGTATTAAGTCTATTTTGTTGAACTCCATCATTAAACCAAACTATACCATCAAAATCCGGAAATGTTTCACACATCGTGTTTACAATGATCTCATCATATCCCTGTATAACCGGTATCATATCATCAGATGCTAATAGTAATATTTGAAAGTCTTGACTACTTACATTCGAATTAATCGCTTCTACCTTAGTTTTACTGTTACTATATTCTACTTCTAAGTTTTGATACGTTTTAAATTTCTCACGAACAATAGAGTTATTCATAGTTGTATCATCAATATCACACGTTACAAAAAACTTTACTTTACATTTGTTTGATAGAAGTTGATAGTATTTGTCTAGAGTCTTAAAGAACTTATCAGGTCTACCTCTTGTTGGAAATTTAATTAGGAGAATTGGCTCTTCGTAAATAAACTTGTTAGATATTTTTACGTCTTCGTACTCACTCTTAATACGTTGAAATATACTATATTTTTGATCATACGCATGAACAAAAGCAACGTTGTTATGTGTACCACCGAAATCGATACCAGTGTCTTCTTTTGTGTTATCAAATTTATTTTTATACCAACTCATACCTTCGAGATGAGTGTAATAGTTATTTGATAGGTCAATATTGCCAATTTTTAAATTAGACTTTTTAATATCTTCAAGAAATGTTGATCCAATATCATATATTTTATCTGTGGCAAAGCTATCTTTCATTCTTTCTCTATCGAAGAAAGTAATATTATGCTGCTTAATCTTCTCTACATCAATAAAACAATGCCATGGATTAACTCTATTATGTATGCATTTACCTCCACGATCACCTTCTACCTTTCCCATGATAGCTAGGTCCATACCTTTAAACTGTTTAAAGATAGAACTATGATCTCTTAAAAAAATAACATCAGTATCAACAAGAAGCGCATATTTTGTTGTACAAAGTTCCAAAGCTCTGTTAACACCGTCACCGTGACACATTCCAGGGAATGAAACGAATGGTATATTATGCTGATGTAGTAAATCTTTAGTATTATTATTTGTAGAATTATCACATATAATTAATCTCTGCGTCTTACTATGAACATGTGCCCATGATTTGAGCATAGTTAAGGTAATGTCAGGTGTATTGTATGAACATGTAATTAATGTCAGATCGTCCATAATGACTTAATTTGCTTAAGTGTAGTAATAACATCTGTTTTTGAAGTATGTGGAGTTAGATTAGGATACATACCGTGTATGCTTTTATACAGCTCTCTACCTTTTGCAATATTCGCAAACCACTTTTCTTTATCTTGTGAAGTGGAACTTTTTTTAATAGCTTCTTCTTGAACTTTAAGATATGTTGCACTATCTTTAATATCTGCAAACCACCAAAAAGGTGGATGACCTTTCTCTAAAATAATTCTATAGGTGTGTTCAACATGCTCCCATGCATTAAAAAACTCTTCGTTATTTAATCCCACCTTGTTGAGGATCTCTCTAGTAAAGAAACTAAAGACACCAGCGCAGTGTTCATATAAATCTATTTGTGAAACTTTATAGTCTATTGTGAGTTTAGGAGCTGGCAAAGAAACGTTTGATAGTTGGTCTCTATTATGTAGATCGAAATTTTTAATTTCCTGCTTGCGATTAAAAGGTGAACCTGGACCGTAATTGAAGTGTTGAATACCGCTTACTTCGCTAGCTTGAATGTACTTATCAAAAACAGAATCATCTAATATAATCATATCATCTTCTATGATGAAGATATAATCACAACCTATATCTAAAAGATGCTTCATAGCTTTATTCTTAGATTTTCCAACTCCAAGATTCTTTTCGTTGTGTTGTATATAATAGTTGTAACCTTCAAGCTCAAATTTATCACCATCGTTGATAATAACTAAATCAGCCCAGTTACAGTAGTTTATACTGTCTAATAATTGCTTGAGATACTCAGGTCTATTACAAGTAATAATACCTATTCCAACCTTTTTATTAATCATATAATAATATTGCTCTTAGGTTTGACGGGTAATTTTGGCATTCCAAATTTCTCAAATAACGCTCGTTCATTTTCTTCTGATTCAAGCGCAGCCTTTTGTTGCTTAACGAGAGCCTCAAGCTCATCAAGTTTTTCAGGGTTAAACAGTGAATGTTCATCACCATAAATTTCACCCTCAGCGTTAAGGTATTGACTGATTAGATCAATACGAGCTTGCTGACCGGTTGGTAGCTCTATAATACCAGGTGAATCATTAGCAGGAAAGAATATATCTGACTCGTAGTTCTGCTTGTACTGTTCTAGTAAAGCTGTAAATATATTATCTATTTCAATAATGTATTCTTTATTTGTTTCACGTGTACCATCATCTACAATAGGAATAGATTGATCATATCGAAGAAGCAATATAAGATCAAGACTACGAAGTGATTCTTTTGTAATCTTAATACACTTATCAACATACACTTTATCAAATCCTTCTAGTCCCTTATCATGCGCCCATAGAGTATAAACAAGATTATCAAACGGGCACCGATCAAAGATAATCTTATCCTTCGGTGTTGTACTCTGTAGCTGGTCTACCATGAACTCTAGAATAGCCCATTGTGTATCTGTCGTAGTATTTGCAGAGTGTGAAAGTTTCTTTTCAGCTATAACATCTCTATATGTTTTCTCAGGTGTCTTGTACATTACCCACACATCTAAAAAGTTATTAACAAGTGTTGTCTTACCCGTGCAGGCAGTACCCGATACGCAAATTCTCATACCTATATATATGAACAGTTATATATTTTTCAAGAACGAAGCCCACTCATCTTTATAAATTTCGAAATTCATTCCAGTTGTAGGCTTGTATGGTTTATACTTTAGCTTTAATCCCATTTCTGCAACACTCTTAGAACCCTTCTTAGAGTTTAGAAGTCTATCACAACACACAAGATTATCCCATGTATCTTTACCACCTCTACTTTTAGGTATGACATGATCTACACTAAGTTCATCTTTAGATAGTTTCTTATTTGTGTACATACATGTATAGTTGTCGCGCTTATAAATATTTAACTTTGTAGGAAATTGTACTTTGTTATACATTACTCTATCAAATTTAGCACATATTACGACAGAGGGAATACGAACAGGTCCGTTACATGTTTGAATGTATTCATCGTAATCACGAATAGGTAGTGTTAGCCAATCCTCTACATCACTTACAGGTGTAAAGTATTCAATAATTTCAATATTAACACATCCGTTTTCCTGCTCGTATACTATATCAAGCGGAATCATAGAACCAGAGAAAATATTACCAAATACTTTTTGTACACCTTCAATAGCGATTGGAAAGTAAAACTTGTTAAGTACAAGTATATTATAATTTTTCATATCTGTAATATTAGCTTAGTTCCGAAAATGTAGTAATATAAGAATTATCTGTTTCAAATTTCTTACGACCTTCAACTGAATAGACATTCTCGTCTATTTTATAACCTGGATTCTTGCTTATGCGATTTGATGTCCATGCCTTATCATACCATACGATTCTGTTATTAGGGTATGCAAAAAAATTACCTTCATCCATTTTAAACACATGCGCGCACTTATGCTCAAATGTTTCAGAGAAAGAAACATCTAGCATTGCTGCTTTGTTTTCAAATGCCCAATCAATTGTAAACAAATACTCACCTTCAAGTTTAGTTAAGTTTGGTAGAATTAATTGAGCTCGTAAACCTGACAATCTATTACGTATTGCTACATCTATATAGTTTGAAAAGCAGTCCCAGTAAATATGATCTGTAATATCCCTAACTGGTGCTGTTTTTTTCCATGCAAAAGAGTGTATAGGTCTACGTGTCCAGTTAACTCCATTTTCAAGAAATGCCTCGAATAAAGGAGATATACCTTCCATACTAGCTACAGAATGAACATCACAAGGAGTAAATTCTCCAAAACCATTTTCATGATTAAAGAGAAACTCATTACGAATAAAGCATCGTTGTGTCGGTATATTATGGTTGAGGTATGACATTATTTTTGTTGTAATCTATATAATAGGTGATTAAATTCACCTTCTATTTCATCAGTAATATTTTTAAGGTCTCCGCTATTTTCAGATAGTTGCAACAAATACTCTATTACTTTAACTCTCATTTGTTTGTATCTTTCTATAACGTTATCTGCATATGAATCAGACTTTATAGAATAAGTTGTATTGCTTGACGGAATTGTATTCTTACCGTAAAAAACTTCTACAAACTTATCAAAGAGACCATCTAGGTTTTCATATGCTGTTCCGAGAGCTTTATGCTCTGCATAACTTTTTGTTTGCCAGTGATCGATCTTTAATTGATTTAAAACAGTAAATACTACGCTTAGTTTCATTATATTAATTATACTTATAGTATCAAACCTTAAGAGCCTTATCCCAGATAAGTAAGTGAAGTCTTGGACTAAACTTAACATTTAATGCCTTAGCATATTCAGCTACAGCAGGCGCTCGTTCAATATGCTCTTCACGTGATCCGCAGCACGGCATTAACCATATACGATCTATGGTAATGTTTACGTTATTAGTATCATTAACATACTTACGCCAGACTTCTTCAAGATCTTCTGATCCACTAATAACAAACTTGAAACCTGAGCCGTGTTCTTTATGCCACTTCAGAACTTCAGGCTTGTATGTCTTCTCTTCCGGATCACCGTTTGTAGTAAGCTTAGGTGAAGTAGTAAACGTTGCACTAAATTGCGTTACCCACTTATCATCAGGTTTTATTGTGGCGTTAGTCTCAAAGTCAATACGTGGTAAGAACTTATATTTTTCAACAAACGCTTCAACTAGCTTAAGTAGTTGCTTTTGCTGGACTAAAGGTTCGCCACCTGTAATCTTCCACAGAGCACCATCACGTAGCTTATCTACAAAGAGACCATCCTCCATAAACTGGAAGACTTCATTAAATGTTCTTTTGTTTTTAACGGTCCATGATATGTATGAGTCACAACCATTTGGTGAATCTTCTGATGCAAATCCGATACAAGTTAAATTACACATCGATAATCTCATGAAAACAGAAGGGTAACCTACATATTCACCTTCACCTTCAAGAGTGTAGAAGATCATATCATCACTCAAAATTATTGTTTCTTTATCACAATCAAACATAAATTATTATTATATAATTTCTCTCGTAATCAAGTGTGAGTTTAATAAATATATTATATGCCTCGGAAAGAAGCGCGTAAGCGCAAAACTGCAGGTTTGGATGAAAGTAGAGAAATCGAAACTAACATCCAAAAAAACTGGCTTTTTAACTTCAAAATTAAAAAGCCATTCAACTTCAACCCTAAACATCAACAGTTTTATAATAGTATAATACATGATGATACGAATATGTCTTTTGTCGCTGGACCAGCAGGTAGCGCTAAGTCATATATAGCTGTATTAGCAGGACTTGAATTGTTAAAAGAGCGTAAAATTACGAATATAATTTATATTCGGTCTGTTATAGAATCTGCATCGCGTAGTATAGGTGCTTTACCGGGTGAAATTGATGATAAATTTTCACCTTACGCTATGCCACTGATAGAGAAAATAACAGAAATTACCGATCCAGGAACATGTAACTTCCTAAAATCGAATAATATTATACAAGCCGTACCTGTAAACTTTGTTAGAGGTCTTACTTTCAATGAGGCGCTTGTAATTGTAGATGAAGCTCAAAACTTATCTAAATCAGAAATTGTTACAATCTTAACAAGATTTGGTAAAGGAACTAAATATGTCATTTGTGGTGACTTAGCTCAAAGCGATATTGGCAAACAATCTGGATTTAAAGAAATCTATGATCGATTCAGTACAGATGAATGCACTTATAATAAGATATTTTCCTACAAATTCGAAGAAACAGAAATAGTTAGAAGTAAAATTCTTAAATTTATTGTTAAGATTCTTGAAGCTAAATAGTATTTAACTTCTCTAATTCTACTAGTTCCTTAATAGCAGCCTCCAGATCTACATACTCTATTTTTAGATCTGAAGGCTCTACTTTTTGTTGAACAGGTCCGAATGCTTTAATTTGATCGAAAACACTCTTCTCAAGAGCTGCAATAGTTAAATCGCGTTCTATGTTCACACCTGTTATCATCCCCAAGTTGTTCCTGCGAACCAGTTACCTTTACCTGAACTTACATTTCCCCCAACTCGTGCACCTCTATCAACTTGAACCTCTGGTGTGTGTTCAATAATATCTTGCACGATATCTGTAGGCTCTTGTTCTACTACTTGCTCTGAGGTATTAGAAGTAATTGTTGTCTCAACATATGTCTCTTTAGAGAATGTAGCAGAATTATCTTCGTGTTCAAACACTTCAACTTTATCAACCCAACATCTACCTAGAGTTAATGCATTAATATATTGCTGTGTAATATTAAAGACAGCCTCAGCTGCGCGTTCAATACCTACACCAGCTTCCATTACACGAAGCTGAATAATACCTTTACGATCTAGATCCTTAAATGTCTCTAGTTCAGGATCATCAGCTGCGACGGTCATAGTGTGATCAAATACACCTTGTAGCTTAGCTTTTAGATCCTTGAGACCTCCAAAATCTACAAGCCAGTTCTTATCATCTAGTGAACTACCACCAAACCAAAGCTTTGCCTTTAGCTGATATCCATGAATGTATTTACAATGAGAATGAGTTGCTCTCCATTGACGGAATGCGCAAGAACCTAGTTCAATTACTTTAGTACTTTGATAAGCTGTTTTCATTTACTGATTGTAAATGATGAGCTAGAGCTTTCAACTGAAAAAGTGTCTTAAGTTGAGATGACTCTGTTATCATTTCATCTCTAAATGCTTGCGATATAGTAGCAATGTCTGCGGTACTTAATGTATCTGTACTATAAGTCTTACTTGTTAATTTCATAACTAATTGTAGCATATCAGGTACACTATGTGAGTCTCTCATAGTCTTTTGTTGTGAATTATTAAACGCTTGTTTTATAGCTTTCGCCATCTTTTCAACTGTCGGATTAGCACCTAAATTTCTATTTGAGATTTTATCTTCAAAAGTACCTAATTTATTTTTATCTTCACCTATATTGTATCTTTGTCCTGTTTCTGTATCAAAAATATCTCCTAGTTGTAAGCCTTTACTAGTTCTAAAAATTTCCGCAGTAAGTGTTTTTGTCCGTGGAGTTGTAGCATTTGCTGATGTTTGAGTGGTTGTACTAGTTGAACTTGCTGGTGTAGTAGGTGCCGTAGCAGTAGTAGGAGCAGTACCACCTGGAAGACTTCTTACGCTTGATACACCTGGAGGTAGTACTGCTTCGTTGATGATTGTCTCAGCATTTAAGCTATATGATTCGTAAGCTTTATATTGTCTACCTTTTGCTAAATTGCCTCTTTCGTACACATTAGCTTGGAATGTTATAAGAGTGACTTCTTTTGCAAAAAAGCCTTTTTTGGCTTTCTTTTTTTCCTGTTTTAAAATCTTAGTAATTTCAATATGAGGATTGTCTTTTAATTGATCTTTTAGAAACTGAACTGGTTGCTGCCCCGAAAACGCTTGAGCCATTTGCTTGAATGGCTCTGCAACTCTACCAAGAGGTTGCGTTATTTCAGGTGCTAGTGTTTGCATGCCTGTTTTAGCTACACTTGCTACTCCTCGAACTATATCTGTAAACCCTTCTTGTAAAAGCCGTTTTTGAGAATACTTAACCATATTCTTATTTATAGTTGATTTACATATTGAGGTAATATATATTATACCTATGGATGATTTGGAAGATCACGAAATTGGAGAGGTAGTTAAAATTCCGTATGCTAATGGAAATTCACCGAGAACAGATAAAGAAAAGCAATTGATTATTAAGCGTGCAGCAAAAGCATATGAAAAATATCTTGATGCACTTGGGTTTGATTGGCGTAACGATCCGAATTCATCTAATACACCTATGCGTGTAGCAAAAGCTTTTGTAAATGATATTGCATCTGGTTGCTATAGCGAACCGCCTTCTGTTACAGCTTTTCCTTCTGCAGGTTATGATGGTGTTATTGCTCAGTGTAATATACCTGTTAAGTCATTATGTTCACACCACCACTTAGCATTTACTGGTGTATCTCATGTTGCTTATATTCCTTCTAAAGAAGGTAAGGTTATAGGCTTAAGTAAGCTTAATAGAATTGTTGAGTTTTACGCTCGACGACCTCAAATACAAGAGGGCTTATGTATACAGATACATAATGCAATTAACCTAGCTTGTGAAGGTAATATCGGTGTTGCTGTTGTAGTTAAAGCTCAACATACTTGTGCTTGTCTACGAGGAGTCAAGCATGATGGTTGTTATATGGTAACAAGTAAACTATCAGGTGATTTTATGACAGATGAAAAGACTCGAAATGAGTTTTATAAGTTCATCGATATGGCTAAGTAGGAACTCTCATACACTTAGGGTGTATGAATATATTTGTAACTAATCAAGATCCCGTGCAAGCCGCACGGGATCTTTGTGATAAACACTGCAGGTCTAAAATGCAAATTGAAGGCGCCATTATGCTAGCAAACGCATTTCCACAAGAGGTTTTAAATCATCCCTCTACACCTAAAACAAAGTCCGGTAAGTCTCGTAAATCTGGTAAAGGTTACGCTCAACATCAATGCTCAATATGGGCTAGAGAGTCAAAAGCTAACTTTATGTGGCTTGTAAATCATACACTAGAACAATTTACAGAGCGTATGTATCGATGGCCTAATTCAGCTGAACACTTTACAAAAGATTTCATTGTGTGGTGCAGTCGCAATCTACATAATACAACAATTACAAAGGAACAATTAACACCTTTTGTAGTAGCAATTAATAGTGGTAGTATTTGTAGGCACGTTGTACCTAACTTTAGTAAACTATATGTGATTGATCAGTATCGTGCTTACATTCAGTACGATAAAGAATTTGCTACATGGACTCGTCGTTCTTCACCTGATTGGTACCATACTCAACCTCAATCTGATCATTTGCTATGTGTTTAGCATCAACATCTATTAACGCGTCAAGCTCTCTAATAAAGTTCTTACCTATTAGAATTTTATATTCATTTTGAGATCTGTTACCTATACTAAAAGGTATATTATCAAACTCAGCACCCGCAAATTTCATTCTAAAGTTTACTACAGGTCTTTCTTCTACATTACCTGCACCTACATTAATTGTAATTGTATCTTGAACGTCTTTAATTATTCTACGACCATTTATGGTTGTGAATGTTACTTTATTACCTTGTTTGGTAATATTTTCGCCGTGTAATACATTATACGCACCATTACCTGAGTCCACTTTAGCTTCGACTTTGCCTATACCAGCAAGTTCAATAGACTCAACAAGACCTATAACTGTCTTTTCGTAAAAGGTGCGAAAATTAATCATGACAGTCTTCACACCCTCCGCATGTGCAACCTTGCTTAGCGTATTTACACGATGCACTTTCGTGACCTTGATCAAACATGTCAGATTCAGATTCACAACCGCAACCTGCATCACCGTATTCTAAGTAATTAGATACAGATGAAATATAATCAGCTGCTTTTGTAATTTTAGCAGCGACCCATCCCTCTAGGTTAGACATAGAACCTACCTTTTGACTGAGAGCAGTAGCTTCATCAGCTATCCGCATAAGATCACCTGCAGCCATAGATACTTCATCACTATCACTACTCTCACCTGAGTGGGAATGATCTGAGTGATCAACTTCGACACCTGGCATAGCCATAGAGACCATTACAGGTATACCATGATTCTCTTTAACATACGCTGTCTTATTGTATGCTTGTTCAAGCATCATTCTATCCTTAGATGTATACATATTATTATTTATACTATACCTAAAATTTGCTTTATTCTATCCTTGTCTGTTTGGTTTACAATCTCAGGTACAAAATAGTCTACAACAGAAGGATCTTTTGCTAAAATTCTTTCTCGTGTCTCAGTACCGCTAATACCTTCTCCTTTTATATTTATTTTTTCAATACCAACAACATTAGGGTATTTATCAGGATTTTTTATAAACGAATTGTAGCGTGTTATATCAGCATCTTTAGCTCCAGCACCGACTATAATATTATAATTGCTGTGCTCTATAGCATAGTCATATGTTGATTTTACAGGTGTTACAGGTGATTTAATCACATCAACAGGCTTTGATAAGTATCTACTATAGATACTCCATATTTGATATGATTGATCCTGTGTAATACCATCTCTTGATTCCTTACCTATAAATACAACACCTTTATTAGCTGCTTGTAGTAAGTCTTCAAGAGCTTCAAAGTGTCCTTTTGTAGGTGGTTTGAAACCCTCCAGGTAGTAAAGCAACTGTCTCGTTGTTTACATTTTGTTCAAAAAATATTTTAAATGATATCATATACGGCCTTTATTTTTATGGAAGGTAGGAGATATAACTTTAAAGATGAAGGGTTCACCTTTAGAATTTTTAACCTTAATTACTAGTCCTTCATATTCACCTAAAATACCAGCTAGTCTATCAAGTTCAGCTAATATTTTTTCATGCATTCTACGCTGATAAGGTAATAGTCTGCTAATGAGATTAGTTCTCATTGCTTTTTTAGCTCTTACGTCGTCTTGTTTTCGTGAGGTGTTATACAATATAGATTCATAGTTAGGGTACTGTGATTCAAATGTATTAATTTCTTGCATAGAGTCTCTCATCTCTGATGAAAGATCGATATTGTTAAATATTTCAATATCTAAAGGTAAGAACTTAACATCCTGATCTGATGTATCTACAATAGCATTAATTATACTATATTTTTGATCTTCAGGTAATTCATTACCGTCGGTATCTGTGACATTAATAATAGGGAATGTAGACCATGTACCTAGTTTATCTTTAGCGTAGTTAGTAGCTACAAAGTAAACCATATTAGGGTTATCTTCACGTGCTAAAGCGAGAGGTGAATATAACCATTCAGCTTGGACTCGTATACCTTCTAGATTGAACTCTTGTTTATAGTGTTTAAGAACTTTGTATATACGCTTTTTAATTTTATTAAATTCTAGTTCAAAAGCTTGTTGTACAGGCTTATATTTTATCCTTCCTTCAAAGTTACCGTCTGTTACAGGTCCTGAATAACTACTCTGTAAGAAAAACTCATTACCAGATGTAATACCGAATTTAACACTCATACCATCTGCCTTTTCACTTACACTTGAATTACCCGGTGTAAGTATACCATTACTATCTTGCAACGATTTTAGCAGCTCTTTAAAGCTTTCAAAATTCATCGAGTATTGATCTGACTTATACTGTGAATATAAGTGTTGTACTCCTACCCTGTCACCTTCACTAGTTGCACTTTCTTGAATAGTATAACCATTAAGAAGAGACATAATATCAACACCATCTTTTAGTATAGTAGTTCTTGCTTCATTAAGCATAGAGGCTACAATCTCTGGTGTATATTTTTTAGATAAGAAATTTAGTATATTTGTTATACTTTCTAAATGTTGACCTTTTGCATGCTTTGATCCTAATAATAGTTGAGCTACTCTATTAGGATTTTTGCTTTCTATAACAGCTCTTGTTTGTCTATCTAGAAGGCCGTTCTGATTGCTCCATGTTGTACCTATATTCTTAGCTAAGTTTGATAGTATTATATTACGATGTACACCTTTAAATGGCGCTTGTTCGTTATTAGCCAAAGCAAATTGAGCGAACTTAATATCAGGTACTAGCATTAAGTCTGTCTGAACAAATTGACCATCTTCACCTACAATAGGAGCTCTAAAGTGAACACTAATACCGGTTTTAGCAATATACTCTTTAGGGTTGAGATTACGCTCTTGACACCACTCTGTTAATTTATTAACTATATCTTGTTTAGTGTGTTTCTTTTCATCAATAGCAATATCCAAATCACCAGAGCTTTCTCTCTTACCTGTACTACCAAGCAAACTGTTCAATAAATTTATACCTAAAATATCACCAACAAATTTAACAGTTGGTTGTATGTTTTGTAAAAATATTCTAGACGTAGGTGTAGCTTTGAATACATTACCACCTTCTGATAGTAAAAGGAAAAATTGTTTAAAGTTAATCATATTCTGATAGTGTATCTTTTAGGTTGGTCGTTGATGTTTCTAGGCTTTTGATATTACTAATTGTTTGTTGAATATCCTTCTTACTACCTGCTCGAACTAAGTTAATTTGATTAGGCTCTATATTACCACCTGCGTTTCTAATATCGAAGCTATATACACCTTTTGTTGTTTCAATAACTATAGATATATTTTTACGTGATTTTCTTTCATTAATATAATAAGGGTACTTAACATATACATTTTCTATATCACCTATAAATTCATATAATTTATCTTCTTCTGTTAAATCAGCAACTTCTAAATCATTCTTAGAATTTTTCTGCTTTACATATATGTAACCATAATCAAATGCTGATCCTATAAATTTAATTAGCTTATCTTTATCTACATCGTCAGTAACATCTTCTTGCTGACTGAGTACACTACTAGATACGTTCTTATTAACATAGTCTGTAAGACCTCTTTCAACTAAGTCGATATTTACATTAGCAGCATCTAATAATTTTTTACCTATAGAATTTTTTTCTTTGTTAACAAATTCAACTTTGTTATCTTCTATTTCAAACATTCCCTTTGCTCCAGCATTAGATATAGTCTTACCTCCTACATTTTTAAGCGATATATAAAATTTCTTTACTTTACCGTTGTCCGTGGCTATAAGTGTTAAGTCAGAAATTTCATCACCCTTATCTGAAGGTCCTTTATCAGACAAAGGACGTCTAACACGTCTTGCAAATGTAGCGCTTGTATCTAGTCCTTCAAATTCTATATCAAGAGCTTGTTCTAGTTTATCGAGAAACGCTGGCTTTTCAGCACCTTCATCTTTATTCTCGAAATAATTCTCTAACTCTTTCATCAACTCTCTCTCGTAATTCATACCTACATTAGAGAAAGAACCACCACCTAATGTTATTATAAATTCGTTATTGTCTTTATCCTGAACTACATAAGACATGTACTTACTTGAAGGTGATTCAGGAGTTCCAGGTAGTATAGTATCTTTAATTATAAGATCTATATCATCTAAGGTATTAGTAAAAAGTTGTTTTAGTTCTTCACGATCTTCAACCTTT